TCTGGGTTAAACCGAATTCGTTGACGCTGGACTTGTGCTAGAACGTTCATTCTTTAGTATCCTTATTGTAGTTAACAACATGAATTAACTTTTCACCCATCCAAGGTGAACCGGTTTCAGCCTGGTGATGAGTTCCATCTCCATGACTATCTTCTATAGCTTTATTCATCCTACGAAACTCTTCATAGGTAATTTCTTTAGTAGTTAGAATACGTTCCCCTAGATCCATCTGGCTGAATTGCTCGGCCTCGTTCATAGTAACGGTATCCCCGGCATGCTCGGCTTCTTTACATTCAATCACGTATCTAATACGAAACATCTGAATAGCATCTACAACAAATAAAGGCATAACGACTCCATAATAAAATTAATGCCGGTTACGATATCCGGCGTCCCTAGGAGAGACCGATCAAATCACATCAGTTAAAAACTGTGCTACCCAATGCAGCGTAGGCTGCCGCTACCATCGCGCGCGATGGACGACCCAGGCGATAGGCCGTTTTTCCATTCTTAGCAGTATTGCTATAGATGGAGTAACCCTGAGCGCGGAGCTCAGTGATTCGTGCTGCAACTGAGCCTTCAGTCGAGCGGAACAAACCAGCCATTTGACCGGCGGTAAATTGTTTACCAGACTGAAGAGTCTTAAGTACAGAAGTTTGCAATGACATAATATTTCCTTAATATAGAAATGCCCCACCATAGAAAAAGTTACGAGGGCGGCGGTCTTTCCCTCGTAACAGAGAATTAAGCTTCAGCTAGTTCTTTGATTGACTCAAGTTCTAGATCAACTACTTCCTCTTTCGCAGCCTTGATTATAGGCTGTTTAACAGATTTAATCAACTCTTTCTTTCCCAGAATCTCGATAATGTCTGATGCATAAGCAACAAACTGATCTTGATCCAACAGAAACTGGCACGCTTCTGGTTTGGTCATGGGCTTGGGAAGCTCAATCAAATCGATATCAGTATCGCCCTGCTTTTGCAAGTTCTTAATTCGAAGAACCTTATCAGAACAGAAACGAACCTTAATCACCCCGTCGTTACGGGAAATACCTGCTACTGTAAACATATCAATACCTTTCATAATATAAAAAATACTATCATACACCCAGACCTTGGCCTGCCATTAGATAGTTGGTTACCTTGGTAACCATTACATCCTTAGACGTTGCTCGATCTAACTCGTAGATGAACTTATCTTTGGTTGTACGTTTACCTGAGGATTCTTCAATCAACTCCTTACAGATTACTCGAAAGCTTTCTAAAGTTGCCGATTGATATTGACTAAACAAAAACTTCATACCACCTTCTCCTACTGTATCTTGTTTAACGCGAGCTCGCGAATTAGTTTGAGTCATATTGTATTCCTTTTAAACATAAGTTATTATAATACCAAAATACAGTTACGTCAACTTTTAGCGTAACGGCGGGCAATAAAATCCCCTGATAATTGCCCTTTAAGTTTATGACAATGAACGCACAATTCATCTAAATTACTTGGTCTATTATCCTTATGATTACCATTCTTATGATCTACTTCTGTCATACCTTTTGCCCATTCAGGAATTAATTTCCAATTAGTAGCACACTTAAAGCCTAGATGGCTGTCAACATTAGAACAACGCCCCGTCTTAAAAGGGGTAACACCAGGAGCATATTTACCTCCACCATACGATGCTTTTTGACATGCACTACAATGTATTCGCCAGCGAGGATTAGAATCGTGTATACTACCTGACATTGGCATAACACTACTGTTACACCCATGGTTAATACATTTCGGTCTAAAGTTTAATACTGCCATATAGTACCCCTGTTAAACATATGTTATTATAACCTATTTCAGGGTTACTGGCAACTTTTGGATGGTCGTTACGTCATAAAAAAAGAGCCTTACGGCTCTTCTTCTTCTATTTCTTCTAAATCAATTAATCCTTTATCTACTAACTCTGTTAAAGTTTCATCGATACCATCGTATCTACCCTTCCAGTAACATGCGTAACAGGCTACAAGCATAAGGGCGATCTGAATTAAATCTCCCACACTGAGTATTGCATCGTTCATCTAAACCTTTCCGATTATACTGTAACATAAGGCATCCATTGAAAGGTTTTCTTCAGAAGCCTCTTCTTAATTCTTGACCAATCGTCTCCCTTGTATATCTTTTTATAATAGTTATAGGACCAGAGTTTCTTTCTTTTATCAATGGTTCTTAGTATCTCGTAAGGATCTTTTTTAGGATAGCAGAACCTAATCTCCATCGCTATATCGTGACCGTAGGCATCTATTTCATCTATGTCAGCCAGGTATTCTTTTTCTTCTGATATTGAACCTGTTAAGTTACGGAAATCGATCGCGCATGGTACCCCGTCTGTCTCCCTGTTCTGCCACTGTAACTCATGAATCGTTTCATGTTGGCAGACTTGAGACACAGCAAATTTAAACTCTCTCCAATTTTCATTGGTAATAGAGTAATGCTTTTGTTCTTTAGGGAAATTGAGTATGATGTATTTGACATCTTCTTCCATGTCGTAGAGACCGGATACAGATAAATCATCAGGACCGTAATCAGCAAAAGTTTCAAATCTAAACTTAAACGGTATATCGGCTCTTTTATAACCGCGTGTTAAGATACCGGCTATTTGGTAATAAGTAGGACGTCCTAAAAGCTTAGATTTCTTATCTTCTAAAACTTGATCTATGGCTGGCGCAAGATACATAGGACCTCCTTTTATTTATTTATACCTTAATGCTGGAGAAATCCTTTGTCTTAAACATTTTAGACATACCAAAGTTGCTATTCTCGTTCTCATCTTGACCGGAATCAGCTAAGTTACTTTGAGCAATATCCTCTAAGTCATAAAGTCTCATCTTCGCGCGATCAATACCAATCATAAACCGCTTATATAATGTTGGATCATTATACCGGTTTTTTAACTGCTTGACCATGATCTGATTGAGACCTTCGAGCTCTTCTGTACTTATTAAGGCAAACATAAAATCTGCCGTGGCGGGTAAACCGAAGGATTCGGACGTATCGGTCAGCTCCACATCTGTATTCGAGAAACCCGAACGCGTAGTTTGTGTAGCGGAGACGATAGGTAAATTAAATTCTACAGCTAGACCTCTCAACTCTTCAGCAATGGCTTTGATATATGTATAAGAATTGACTCCGCCACCGGGCTTGAATCTAGAGGATGCGCAGATATTCAAATAGTCAATAAAGATAACATCTGGCTTAAATGACCGTTTCAACGATAATTCGTTCAATAATCCCTTGAAATGACCTACGTGAGCAGATGCAGTAGGATATTCTTTGATAATTAACTTACCCTGAGACTTACCGTTAATCTTATCAATTCTACCTTCAAACATCTGCTTAGGTAGATGCCTTAACTGATCGATTTCAACGTTTAGTAAGTTAGCATCAACGCGCTCGGCAATCCTCTCTTCTGCCATCTCCATCGTAATATAGAGAACGTTCTTTCCTAGAGCCAGATTCGCAGCAGCCATGTGACACATGAAAAGAGACTTACCCACACCAGTACCAGCCAGAGCAATATTAAGCGTCTTGTTTGGTAGGCCTCCATTTGTGATTTTATTGAATAGCGATAGATCAAAAGGAAGGCGAGACTCCACGCGGTTATAAAAATCAAACCGATCAGAAGAATCTTCGAAATAATCATGACCCACGGAAGAATCAAAGCAGACACCTAGCGCCTCCTGTAACAATGATGGTATGCCATCTTTACTAAAGTTCTTATCTCTACCTTCCATAATACCAATCGATTGAAGAATAGCATTATAAACGGCTTTATCTTTACAAAACTTTTCAGTCTCGTCTAACAGCCAATCTTGATTCGGCTTTTCAAATACATCTAACTCTTTTACTAACTCACTCGTCTCTTTAAAAGTACCCTCAGGTAAGTTAGAGTTTTGTAATGTAATACCCAGCGCCTCAGTAGTTGGAGGTTTATTATACTTAACTACAAACTCGCTAATTATCTTATAGACGGTTCTTTCACTCTCATCCGTAAAGTACTCAGACTTTACAAACGGCAGAACCTTTCGCATGTAATCTTCATTGTGGACTAGATTCCTTAGAATCGTTATTTCCAGCCTGCTTGAACTCATTGATTGCTTCTCTCAAAATATCATTTATAATTACTTCAATAACTGCCTTGAAGGTATCGCTCTTTATGTCTTCATCGGTTATTAATTCAGGCTTATGTACTACGTGATAGTCCAAAGCCAGTTCACTCTTACCTTCATCCGGCCAATCTAACTTTTCAATCTGAACAGTTACACCATTAAACTCACCATCGATAATTTCAAAGCCCCAATCCTTCTCACCAACGAACCAGGGTTTAAATAAATCATTCCTCAACATCAGCATACTCCTTCGTAATATCTTCATCACTCAAGATAGCACCGTTAGCAACCTGATAGGTAGTCTTTACCCATTCCTGGAATGAAGGTGTTTGTAAGATAGGTAGCCAGAACTCTTTAGTATCACATTGAGCTGCTCTAAACTTCTGATCTTCTACTTCACCGGTATCTTTATTAACACGCGAATACCAACCATTAGAAGGTTTAATAACGTGACCGGACTCTAAAGCCATATCCAGTAAACCAGACCAACGACTGATACCACCATCGTGACGAACGGTAACAGGGATCTTAGACTTCTCTCTTACATAACGAGACTTCTCAACGTTAATAATAAAGTTATAACCTACAACCTCGGTACCTTCTTTTTCTTGCTGACGTCCGAGGATAAAGATATTATCGGCGGCATAGTAAGAACCAGTACCACCACCTACTACGTCCTTAGAATATAACTCCATAGTTTTATAGGTATGATTAACTACTACCATCGGTATATCTTTAAGAGACAGGTGAGGGGTAACCATGCGGAACAAAGACTTGATCTGCTTTGCTCGTGACATATCTGCTACCGACTTACCTTCAAGAGCATCTTCGACTTCTTTCTTAGACGCAAGGTTACCAATAGAGTCAATAATAATAATCAGATGATCGCTTCTTTCGACCCCTTCTAACTGAGTCATTATATCAAACTTTAATTGCTCAATATTAGTTAGAGGGGTATGGATGACGCGCTTAGCATCAATACCGAAAGAGTCAAAGTACGATTGAGGAGTACCGAATTCGGAGTCATAAAAGAGTAAAGCGGCATCCGAGTACTTATCCATATACGACTTTGCCATTAGTAAGGAGAAAGCAGTTTTAAAGTGCTTCGAAGGTCCAGCCCACATCGTAAGACCGGGCGTTAGACCTCCATCTAACCTACCAGACAAAGCAATATTAATTGCAGGAATAGAAGTAGGAATCATATCCTTCTTCTGAAAGAATTTCGAATCAGCTAGGATAGCCGTATCTTTAATCGTAGAGTTTTTCTTTATCTTATCAAGTATAGACATAGTATAGTTCCTTATAGTTCACATATTATAATATAGATCAGTAGTAAATTCAATTCATTTACTGATATTCGGATATTTAATTTCTTACTTCTTTAGTAACGTCAGGCCACCATTCGGGATCTGGGTCTAATTTATTTTTGTAAAGTTGCTTAATTCGTTTTTCATATTCTTCTTTGCTTCCAACAACTCGCTCTGAAACTACATCTAATACATAGTTCAAGGTTACAGCATTAGGACTCAGTTCTGCGCACCTAGCAGTTACTTCATTCTTTAAAAGATCCAACAAAATACTTTCAGAACTGTCGGCAAGAACTTTAACAAACTGTTTAGGTACGTGAAGATC